ACCCTATTTCTCCTGCGCCCTCGCCCTTTCCCGATACACGACCCGGTATCTCAAGAACCACAATACCGGGCTTTCTCCGGTGATCAACCACGGCGCCGTTCCCCATTCCTTCGCCGCCTCCATCACGATGTACCAGGCGGGTGCCGTGGCCGTGCCCTTGCTTAGCGCCAGCCTCAGCCCCCGCCGCTCGTCGGGGGGACCGCCAGGTCTTCAGCCCTTCCCAGGAAGCCCTTCCCCAGATCCATCAGCTTCCCGATCGTCAGCTTCCCCACGATCTTCAGCCCCTCGCCTGCCTCCAGGTAGTTCCCGTCCTCCCCGATCACGAAGCGGCTCAGCACGTCCCGGATCGCCTTGAAGTCGCCGCCCTGCAGCCCCACCAGCTCGTCGACCGTCACCAGGTCCAGTATCCGCTGCTTGTCCATCCGTATCTCGATCTTCATCTTCACCTCTATCCTGTGTCATTGCGAGCGCCCTCTCCTTGTGTCATTGCGAGCGCCCTCTCCTTGTGTCATTGCGAGCGCCCTCTCCTTGTGTCATTGCGAGCGTTCTTTGCGAAGCAATCTCTACGGTATCGCCCGATCCTTACGGTATCGTCGCCAGCTCGTTCACCACGATGATATTTCCGAACGCTTGCTTCGTGGCGTTATATCTCGCCCTGAGCGTCCCCGTCACGATATCGTTGCCGTCCTTCTCGTCCAGCTTGCTGAACTTCTCCCACTTCCCGGCCAGGTTGATGATCAGCGTCTTGTAGGTGTAGGTCGTCCCCGGTGTGGCTGCCGCGCTGCCCTCGCACTTGATCTGGATCAGCCGCGGCGTCCCCGCCCGCCAGGCCACCTTCTCCGCCTGCGCCGTGCCGTCGTGCTCGAAGGTCAGCTCCAGCGTGATCTCCGGTACCGTCAGCTTGGCAAATGTGAAAAATAGCTCCCCATCCGCAGTGAATACCGGCTTCCAGCCCGTCTTGACCTTCATCTTGGCCTCCAGCAATGTCAGCGCCTTCACGGTCGTCCCGAAGGCACCCGATACCAGGTCGATGTAGAGCTTGCTCTTCCCGAACAGCATCTCCTCCACCGTCGGGGGTGTCAGTGTACCGGTGAACGTGCTCAGCGAGATCTGCCGTCCCAGCCACGTCGCAGCCATGAACCAGGCTTCCTCGCCCTTCCCTTCCAGCGAGAATTCCGAAACGAAGCTGTATTCCATCTCCTCGGCCTCCGTATCGTCCCCGCCCTCGATCGTGTAGGCCTTGATTGTGTTCACCGCCGTCGTCGGCAGCGTGTAGTCGTAGATCTTGTCCGTCCCGGCTCCGTCGGCTGCCCCCGTCCCGATCGCCTTGATCCCCGCTTCCAGGATGTGCGGGAGCTGCTCGAACGTCGCCTCCACCTTGTCGAACGCCATCGACCCCGCCAGCTTGGGCACGTACGCCCGGTCTGTCCCGCTAATGTAGCCGATGTCCTCGCTGGGGAACTTCACCTCGCGCGTGTCCTCCAGCGTCCCCATCCCCCGCCAGACCGCCGTCGCCGCCACCGCCGTTCCCGGCGTGGCTTCACGTCCCAGCTGTATCTTTCTCAGTGCCTTTATTCCTGCCATCTCTCACCTCCATCCTATGTCATTGCGAGCGCACTTTGCGAAGCAATCTCCACTAGTTCACTCGATCGTATCCTGTGTCTTCACCCCTTCGATATAGAACCTGAACCCGATTGTCTCCGTCGCTCCCCAGTTCAATGGCCCGAATTCGTATCGTATCCTCTCCAGCGTGCTGATCGCTGTCAGCGTTCCCTCGAATAGCGCCTCCATGATCGTCAGCGGGATGCTCTTGGCATACTTCATCGCCGTCGGCACGTCCCTGGTTAAGTCTTTCCTGGCCACGTGCAGTTCCAGCACGATCGTGTGCAGTCCCGTCATCACCTGCGCTGGCCCGATCCGGTATTCCCCCGTCCGTGCGAAGCAGATCGCAAACGGGAACTGATTTATTGATTCCGGCGGCGTCTCCGGCGCCTCCCGGATCCCGCTGATCCCCTTCACCTCCGCCTGTATCTGGCTTATCGCTTCCTGCAATGTGGCCATTATTTAGAATCCCATGCCTTCCCGATCTCCTCGCCGAGCGTTCGTAAGAACCCTCGGATATCCTCCACGCTCTCCTTCAACGCATCCCTTAGATAGCGTTTCGGCCTCAGCCCTCCCTTCATCCCGATGATCCTGGCCACCTGCCTGCCGCTCGCGAACCCATGTCGGCTCGCCCACAGGTCCAGTGCTGCACCTGGCGGCCAGTGCCTGCCGCCTTTCCCACCCGCTCCCTCTGTCAACAGCCCCGTCCCAAATTCTTGATAAGGCGCGTAGAACCCGTTCGTCCCCACCTTCGCCCACAGCGCCGGGTTTCCATCATCGATCTGCGTGGCGATGCTCGATTTCAGCAGCCCCCGATCCACCGGCGCCTTCTCCCTCGCCCGCCCCTGCACCTTGATCGCGCACCTCTGCCAGAACAGCTTCAGCGGCCCGTGGATGATCTTCCCGTCGCACTTCTGTATCAGCCTGTCCAATCCCTCGATTTTGATCTCCATCCTTCCTCCATCACCCGCTTCATGTCTTTGCGAGCGCTCTTTGCGAAGCAATCTCTCTTAAACTCCCTCGATCCCATACCTCACGTACGGCGCCAGCATCATCGCCACGTCCGGGTCCAGCTTCGGGATCACCTGCATCTGCCCCATCTCCGCCGACCCGATCACCCCGAACGGCGCATCCTTCCTCTTGAACAGCCGCTCCGCCTGCAGCAAGCAGGCGCTCTTGACCTTGGCTGGGACCGTAACTGCGTATCCGAACTTCCCCGTCACCTTCACCCCTTTGGCTATCCCCGCCGGGAATGCGTATCTTCCCATCGGCGCCAGCGTGATGCGTGTGTACGGCTTCCCGTCCAGCGCCGCGTTCTCCGGCTCCAGGTCGTAGTCCGTTATCGCCCAGGTCGTCTCGTAGACCCGGTCGCCGTCCGTGTCCGTTTGCAGCGTCGTGATGCTCACGATATCGTCCGTGAACAGCAGGTCAGCGTCCTCCGCCTTGTACGTCCGGCTCTCGTCGGCGGCATTGGCCCAAAAACGCCTGAAGCAATGCTCGTCGATCAGCCTCGACGCCGCCTCGATCTTGTTCTCGATAATCCCATCGTCGATGCTGTCCGTCGACTCGGCCGGGTAGAACTCCGCCTTGAACTCCGCCGCCGTCGCATATCCGTTCGTGATCGTCATATTAATAATTCCTTGTTAGCTATAGATAACCTCAGTGGTTTCAATATTAGCAACCCACCTGACGGTATCTCCAGCTGCGTCACTGTCATTCACCTCAAACTGAAGTGTCTTATAAGTACCGTTATAGGCTACGGCCCTGGCGCTAAAACTAACATCGTCTCCGTTGTATAAAATCATAACTGTTGAAGCCAATAATGTTACAGTTCCGGCAATGTTTTTGATAACCCCTTCGATCTTGAAGCCAAACGATTTGGCGCATCCGGATGTCGCCCCGGTAATATAGGCCACAAACGACCATACACTATTCGTTGGAACAGTTAATTGATCGATATTATCGAGTAACAACAATGTCCAGGCAGTTGAGTTGTGTGTAATTTGTCTCCGCATGACGTATCTTGATCCCTGGGCATCACCCACGACAGCAAATTTTCCTCCAGGGTTTATGAATTGCCCCCGCTTATCTGCCTTGCCATATTGACCGCCAATAATTATCGCATTCGGCTTAATTATTACGCCGCCCTCTGAATTGATGATAGCAGCACCTACCGCACTGCCGCTGATTGAGTTGTTGGAGCCATTGATAATAGTGGCCTCGTCTGCTTGTGAAATTGTATTGAGTTGGCCGCCTATAATTGCGCCCCCGGTAGAATACTCAATTAAATTGTCATTTCCGCTAACAACAACCGACATATCTCCATCGGCTCTATTGTTATAACCGGCCAGTATCGCTGAGGCATATCCTTTTGCTATTTGATTGACATTGGCACGCAGGGTTTGAAAGTCAACCGCATAATCTCCGCGTTGATTTCCCGCTAGAGCCGCCAATAATGCCATCCCCAAACCATAAGGACCTAATTTCTTGAATAGTGGCAGTCCCGCCGGTGTCACCGCCCTCTCGGTATCCGTCCCCGCCTGCGCCTCCGCCGCCGTTGCCAGCTCCACGTGGCTGCTCAGGCTCGTCGTCGCCTTCATCGCTGCATGACTGTCGATCAACGTCTGCAGCGTGTTCTGCGCCACCTGCGGGTCCGTTGCGATCGCCACCAGCTCCTCCAGCGTTATCGCCGCCCCCGCCTGCAAATTCACCGAGAACGATTCCCCGCTCGGCAGCGCCACACGGTACGCCGCCGATCCCGTCGTCGGCACCGATACCGTCAGGCTGAACTGCCCCGCCGCATCCGTGGCAGTCTCGTAGACCTCACCCGGGTATGTCGTCACACTCGTCCCGAAGAACGCCATCAGCGTGAGCTTGATCGTCGCCGCCGCCCAGGGCGAATCCCCGCCCGGGTGGTGGATCGTCCCCGTGATCGTCCTCGTCGCCATGTCAGATCCTCAGATAGCGGATATATGCCACCAGCGCATCCGTCAGCGCGTCGCACCCCGCCAGCGCCACGTTCAGTTGCCCGTTGATCGGGAACTTGGCGTGCGCATTCGTGATCGCCGCATTGGCGTTATCCACCGGCTTGGCCCGTGGCGTGATCAGCGCGTCCGTGGCGCTGTTCGTCACCACGACCACATTCCCGCCGTGGTCCTTGTAGCTCACCGTCGTATCCGTGGTATTTGGTGCGCTGGTGTGCCAGTCGAAATAGATGTCCAGCAGGAACCCGTGCATCGCCGGGCTGTCCGTGCTGCCCACCGCCGCTCCTGCCCCTCCCACCGTTGTGACCTTTACAACCTCCGTAACGATCTCCATCTCATCCTCCTCACTCCTCGTGTCTTTGCGAGACACGGTGCTCTTCCGGGTCGAAGCAATCTCGAATTCAATCCTTTACCGCCTTGAAGTCCGCCTTCGTCATCGCTCCCTGATCATCAGGTCCTCCCTGCCGGTCCCATAAGGGTTCCTTGATCATCCGGTCCTGCTTTGCTTTCGCATTTTTCGTACCTTTCGTGTCTTTTAATTTCGCGCCTTTTACCGGCTCCAGCACACCCGGCTTATCCCGGTTTATCCATATTGCCATTTCCTCTTCGATCTCAATCACGTCACCTTTTGTATACGGTCCAATTTGTCCGCATACATAATCCCATTGAAAAATATATTTAGGCATCTCAACCTCCTGTATTTTTTATATCCATCTTGCTTTATAAGCCAGCTATATGTTATAATTTTTTCTGGAGCTGGACCCCTCAACCCTGCTCCGATCGGTCAAGTGCCTCGTACTCTTACGGGGCACTTGTCTTTTCGGGGAAAGGCTGATTTTTTCGGGGGCAGGACGTTCGCCCAAACATCCTGCCCCTCTAGGAGCTCGCTCCCGATAGATCTCTAGCTCTGGGCTCCGACAAGCCCGTACCAGGTCACACCATCGCACCACAGCAGCGCCGCCTCGGCCTGTGTCGGTGTCACGATCGCATTGCCTCCATCATTCTTCACCGTGATGACTTCTGCCGCGTCCGCCTGGTTGCTGATGAAGATGATCACCCCCGTGCATGCCGCCTCAGCAGGCAGCGTCACATCTCGCGCCGCTCCGCCCGGGTCGAAGGCGAACCCGTTATATTGTTCGATTTCAGCCATCGTGATCGGCCTTGTCGCCCCCAGCGTTTCCACCAACTTATTGCTCATCCGGCTAGCATAGTTCGATGGGTTGATCGCAATTCTTTCTCTTGCCATATCATTCTCTCCTTGATATCTTGTGGGGGCAATTCATGAATTGCCCCCCTTCGATATCACCTCTATCCTTTACGCCACCGGCGTATTTCAGGCAACAGCTACATCATATATAACGTCGCTTGCCTCGATTCCAGAGGCTGCACCGGTCGGCGAGAAACGCCCGAAGCCCATCCGCAGCGAGTAGACCAGCCTTGATTGGTCCGTCGCCGGGATTCGCTCGCTTTCCATCTTGACTCTGCGCCGCCACCCGACCTTGAAGCCTCTGCGGTTGAAGGTCACCACCTGCCCAAGCACGTTGTTGCCCGCCGTGTTGCACACACACCCATCCGCTTCCGTCTTCGAGATCGCCAGCGTCGGGATTAGCGGGTGTCCTAGCACGCTCGCCTGTTGCCCCGTCAGCACCGTCGCCTGCGGTCCCATCTTATCCACCGTGAGCACATCACCCAGTTTCGAGATTGCATCACCGGTAGCTGGATCGCAGGTATAGACCAGGTCGTTCGCGTCCAGCGGGTGTCCCCAGTCCACCTTGCGTGTTTCGTCGATCATCCGTTTCTGTTGGTCTTTCAGCGCTTCCAGACTGATCCCTCCTCCGACCAGGTCCTTCCGATTGGCAGTATTGTCCACGATTGCAGCATGTCGGATCCCGTCGAATGCGAGGTAGTGCTTGGTCGCTGCCGGGGCTGCGTCGTGTAAATTGATATTTCCGGTCCCACCAGTATCTGTATCGCCGTTCATCACCAGGCTGTCGCTGTAGTATCCCAGCGATAGCGCGATCTGCTGTCTCAGGAACGGCACGAACGCGATGATGCTGTCTTCCTCCATCTCGCCACTCCACATCTGGTGGATCACGAACTTGATCGCCGTCACCGTCACCCGGTTCGATCCGGTCTTGACCGTGGCGTAGTTCGCAGCGTTGTAGGTCGCGCTTTCTCCCACGTACAGCAGCTCCGGGAAGTCCACCTCCACCGGCAGGTAGGCCACCGGCGCCGTCATCTCGAACGAATCGATCAGGTTGAAGATCCGGGTCTGGCTCCGTGCCGCTGTCCACAGGTCGCCCACGTACTGTGCCCCGATCAGCTGCAGGCCGTAGCCGGTCTCGATCGTATCCATCGCCCGGATTGCCCTTTGATAGGCTTCGGTCAGCTCGAACTTGCCCTCTGACTGAAGCTTGCGGTCCTTGCCATGGAGCCAGGCCGCCGGGATGCGTGGGAACAGGTCGTCGATTGCCCGCTTATCCATCTCGCGCACCTTCTCCTGCGGCAGGTAGTAACCTTCCGAGATCGTTTCGAAAGTATTCTTCAGCTCCTCGCTGGGTCCGTCATACACCCCGCTGCCGTCCCCTTCCACCCGCTTCTGCCCCTTCAGGCTCGTCTGCAGGTCGTATAGCCACTCGATATCCGCGATGTTCAGCCCCCAGCGGGCGTATTTGCTGCCCACCAGCTTCTTCTCAGCGCCGCCCCCGCCGAAGCGCATCTTGCGCACGAACGTTTCGTCCTTCAGCAGGTTGTCCAGGTAGGTTTTCACCAGCCCCTCCACCTTCTGCGGCGACGCATTTTCATTCATCGCCGTCAACCGGTCGTTGATATCTTTCACTAATTTCTCAAAACCTTGCGTGTCCATCTTATTTTCCTCCGAATAAATTCATTCTTAGATTGATTTCTTCCAATTGGCTGACCAGTTCCGGATCCACGGATTCAGATTGTGTCGTATCCGGCTCTGCCTTCTCCGCGCTCTTCAGCACGCCCTGGACCAGCTCCACCGCCTGTTCCAGATCCTTCTTGTTCCTGGCGTTCAGCACCGCCCCGGCCCGTCCCTCTCCCATCCCGAGAGAAGGTTCGGGTACGAAGGCCGGTTGTTCTATAACCGCCTCTCCCTCCAGGAACAGCCCGTCGATCTCCATCGGGCAGAGCAGCGCCAGATCCGTCTCCCTCATGTATTCGGGCGGCGTCCGCTCAATCTTCCGGTAGACTTTCTCCAGTTGGTTGTAGATATACTTCCGGTCCTCTTCCTCCAGCGCAGCATACTCGCGGTAGAGAGCCAGCATCGCGCTGGCCACACCGTTCCATAGTGCTGCATCGGAATAAGACTCTTCTTTCGCGGGCTCGAAACTCTTCCCATCGTGGGATTTGCAGTGCGCCCGCGCTGATTCAGTAGTCCAGGTATCCTTGGGATACCGGTAGGCCTGATCGGTTAACGTCGTCTCGCCCTTCAACCTCCCCTGGATCACCGAGTATTTCTTGCCCTCGTGATCGCGCTCGACCCGCACGAATGAGCCGTCTTCAAAATCGCCCGGGTCCCTCAAACGGCAGGCATGCTCGTTGGGATATGGCCTGCCCTGGACCCGTGTCTCTGCGAGCGTACTTTCCGTTCCATGTGTCGCTGCGAGCGCACTTTGCGAAGCAGACTCCTCGAATATCGCCTTCAGCGCCCGGTACTGCCTCTCGATCAGCGCGTCCGGGTCCCCCGGCACCGGCACCCCGCTTATGTCCAGCAGCTCGAACCAGATCTCGGTCTCCTTGGGGATCTCTTTCCCGCACTTCGGGCAGTTTAATCGTGCAAATTTATTGAACATGAGCGTCCACCCCGAGATGCGTGCCTTGCAGCTCGGGCAGTTGGCGTAGTCGTCCCATCCCACGCTTACCGCATTCAGATAGCCGCGCCGGTACTTTCCCTCCACCTGCCTGGCGAATTCGTCCGATGGGTCGAACGTCACCTCGGCGATCAGTTGTTTCCCCTCGATGGTCGGCTGCGCCTTCCCGATCGGCAAATGATTCCCCATATAGTCGTGCACCCAAAGAAACACCGAATTCTTTTTATAATTTTCCAGGTCCCAATGGTCGACCTTCAGGTCCTTGCCGTCCCGCTTCTCCCCCTCCGTCGAAGCTACGAACCGTATCGGTCCGCTGCCGGTCTCGGTTTCCTGAGTCCTCTCACATAGCGCTCGCATGTAGATGGTCATTTTCGTCCTCCTTGCGTAAATCCATAAAAATAATTCCTGATCATTGCGCTTCTTCCTTCAGCACCGCCGTCATCGTGCACCGGCAATTTATGTCCTCGCCCGGCAGCCCGATCTGGCCCGGCGCCGGTCCGCTGCCTTCGCCCACCTCGAAGTCCTCGTCGATCCCGATCGGGTCGTTCTGATATCTCTGATGCGCCTCCACATGCGTCTCCCGCGTGCGCTCGTCCAGCGCTGCCAGCCACGTCTTCCCCGCCACCACCTCCGTTTGCTCCCAGGCCAGCAGCGTCCCGCCGTTGTTCGCCCCGATCACCTCCGTCCGTGCGATCGTCTCCGAGCTGGACTCGATCCTCCCCGCCATCTCCGCCTCCACCCGCTGCGCCAGTTCTGGGATCCCTTCCCCCGCATCCATCCCCTCCTTCAGGCTATTCTTCAGCGCCTCCCAGGTTGTCTCGTTCACCTCCTTGGCGAAGCGCTGCGCCCGCCTCTCAAGGAACCGCACCACGTTCGGTTCCAGCACGTCGAAGGCGATCCCCAGCCCCAGGTCCTCTATCGCCGCCTCCCCGGCTTCCTGCAAGATGGCTTTCAGTTGCGGCCTGCCCTTCACCCTGAACTCTTTGATCCACTGCGCCAGGTTGAACGGCTCGTCGACCACGTCCTCGATGGACCGCCCATTCCCTTGTGCGATCTTGATCCTCTGCTTCAGCCTGGCCAGGATGCTCTCCTTCTGCCGCTCGAATAGATCGATCAGTAGTTTCTTGAACTCGCCTTCCTGCCGGTCCGTCCGCCGCGTGAACCTCTGCCACAGCCTCTCGTGCTCCTGCGACCCGAACTCGATATTTCTGACTCCCCTTCCAGTTTCGGGAAGGGGCTGGGGGTTAGGTTTATTCCATCCTTCCGCCCCTCCCGTCCCCGTCGGCGCAAGCGCAGTCTTCTGCGCAAGTGGCGTCTCATCCTTGATCGGC